CCGTGGCCGCCGCGGCCCCCGCGCTGTTGGCGCCGGTTTGGGTAATCACCGCGGCGTAGATTGTCGTCCAGCTGCTGTTGTCGGGCGAGGTCTGGATGAAATACGTCGCCGTGGCGCTGTTGGGGAGCTGCGTGACGGTCAGCGCGGGGGCGCTCAAGAGGAGCTCCATCACGGCCATCAAGTCGTCGCGGCCGCCGGCAGGCAGTCCGCCCGCCTCGGGGCCGCCCCAGGTCGTCACGTTTTCGGCCAGGTCGATCGCGCTGGTGTAGACCGTGGTGGCCGTCGCCGGCAGGGCGTGGGATTGGGAGAGGAGAGAGTCGGTGAGATTCAGGCCAAGGCCCATGATGGGGCTCCTTTGGTTCAGTGGTCAGGTGGATCGTAGCGGGGCGTCGCGAGGCTCCGGCACTTACAGGTTGATCGCCTCGTTGTTGATGATCGACTCCGTCGGCATGATGGGGATCCCTTCGTACGCGCGGGGCAGGGGGGCCGGCGCGCCGGTGGGGTTCACCGCGGTGCGCGATTCGCGGAGCTGCTCCTGCGCGGCCCGCGTCATGAAGAACACGTCGGGCGGATAGCCCACGCGGAACTTCGCGTGGAGCTGCCCGAGCAGCTTATCGGTCAAGCCCCTGCCCGCGTCGCTCGTGATGTTGCGGATGCGACCCACCGTCCAAGATCTCGCAATTTGTAACCCCACGCGTCCAAGAATCTCCTGGTGGTAGGCCAGGTAGGGGTTGCCGCTCGCATCGGTCACGCGGCACTCGATCACGTCGGAGAGGCGGAGCTCGCCGTTATTGCCGAAGATCCACTGGACGTCTTTGACGCCGTAGCGCACGGCCCACACGCTGGTGCTGATCGTGCTGGTGCCATTGCCCTGGGTGGTTCCGGTGGCATCCACCATCATGTCGGTGCTGTCGTAAGCGGCAAGCAACCCCGGGAATCCGAGACTGTCGTTGGTCGTGCCGTAATAGAACTGCTTGCAAACGTACTGGACGCTCGCCTCCCAGATGCCGGCCGCTTCCTTGGCCATGCAGGCGGCCGGGCCGTCCTCGTCCATCATGGCCACCTGGATGTCCATTTCGATCGGCGGATTGAAGAGGAAAGCCTCCCACACGCGGTTGGCCCAAACGCTCTTCGAGAGCGCGGTCCCGCTGTTGCCGCCGCGGAAGGAAACGCTGGGCAGGCCGGTGCGGACCAACGTCTTGTACTGGATGCCCTTGATGGGCCGGCTCGCGCCGACCTTGGGCACTTTCTCGCCGTCGAGCGTCACTCCAGTGAGCTCGGGCGTGTTGCGGATCGTCTCGTCGATCAGGCCGGCGATGGCATCGCTGCCATTCATCTTGGCGATGTCGAGGATGGTGATGGTGTTGCTTGCGGTTGCGGCCATGGGCGTTTTTCCTTGGAGGGTTTCTTGTCCGCAGATTTCGCAAATCGCGCAGATGAGACAAATCTGCGAAATCTGCGGAATCTGCGGACTTGCTTTCTGCGGACTTACTTGCGGGCGGGGAACTTGATCGAGGCGGCGACGCGGGCCAGATTCGGCCCGAGGGCCAGCTCATAGGCCGTGCGCGTGCCCTCGGCCGGCGTGCCGTTGGGACCGACGCCCTCGGCCGCCGCGCCGTCGCCGTCGGCGTCGAAGCTGACGGGAAGGTCCTCGCCTTGTTTCGAGAGCTTCGCCAGCCGGTCCTTGAGGGACTTGTTCTCGGCGAGCACGTCGTTGGAGAAGGCGGTCCGCGCCTCCTCGAAGGTCAGGCCATCGGCGAAGTAGCCGGGGCCCTTGGCGCCGAAAGCGGCCGTGAATTTTGCGCCTTCGGCCTTGCGATCGTAGGGCTCGGCGGCCGGGGCCGCCAATTCCGCCGGTACCGGCGGTACCACGGGCGCGGCGGCGGGAGGACTTAGCTGCTCGGGGGACGGGGTCTCGTCTTGGGCCATGATGGCTACCTCATATTCGTCTTGGTGAGGGCTGGAAAACTTGGCGCTGCTTTGCGCATCCACGCCATACGGACAGAGCGCCACGCCCCGAAGGCTCCACTGTCGGCACACCATGCCGGGGCCGGCGAAATCCTTGCCGTTGACCTTGGTCGTGGCGCCGGCCTTCACTTCCTCGATCACCATGGTGTCAGGATCGAAAAAGATGCTGCACTGGTAGGGCGTGCCGGCATCGGCCTTAGCGAGGACCTCAGTCGCGCGGTCCTGCGCGTGGAAGGGAACCACGGTGCCCGTTCCGGTCAGGCCCGTCTCTTCGTCGGCGCTCATCTTCTCGCAGAAGCCGAGTACTTCCTTGGAGTCGTGACAGTAGTCGAGCGGGATCCGCTCAGCGGTCGACGAGAATCCGTTCATGTCGTGGATGATCCGGCCGAAATACCGATGCGTGACCGGCTCGCTGGTGCGCATGAGCAGCTCCACGGCGCGGGGCCCGCCGGCTCCCTCGTCCGCACCGGGCGTCTCCGGGTCCTCCGGCGGATCGGCGAACTTACAGGCGCCGAGGAAGCGGAGGGCGGAGGCGGGGATTTTTTTCTTGACGTTTGTCGCCATGTGTCACCACTCCTTTGGATCGGACTCGCAGAACGCATTGAGCCCCGCCTGAGTGAACGTCGACCAACCGCGGACGTAGGCAATCAAAAGCCGCAGCACGTCGATGGTGTGGACTGGTACCGGCCGCGGCGACGCAACGCTCTTGCTTGTCCCGCCGGTGAGAGCGCCCAATTTGTTGAACGTGCCTGTAGCAACGCCCACCGTGATCCCAGTCCCGCTGTCGGAGAAAAACACACCCGTGGCGTTGCTGCCGGATTGCGTGATCGTCTCACCCAGGGCGAAAGATGTGGTCTTGGCGCAATAGGGGATGGCCGCTTGCGTCACACTGGCCACGGCGCTGGCGGTGGCCGTGGCGCCGCTGGTACCGCCAGTCAGCCCGTGCGAGTTGTCGAATGTGCCGCTAGTCACCAGCAGCCACAGGTGCGTGCCATCGTCGACCAAAACCGTGCCTGTCGCGGCGCTCGTGGCCTGGGTGACCGTCTCGCCGGCAACGAAGGCGCCGGTGAGGCTCCCATAGGTGACTTTCTTCACCGTGCCGCTGGTGGCCGCGTCTGCGGCGTATTTCGGCGTAGCGGTCGAACCGCTACTCCCGCCGGTCAGCGTGTTGACCATGTCGAACGTGCCCGAATCGGCCGTGATGTAGAGCTTGGAGCCGCTATCGTAGATCAGCACGCCGGAGGCCGTCGTTGTCGCCTGTGTGACCGTCTCGCCAACGGTGAACGCCGCGGACTCGCTCGCATAGGCGATGACGGCAATGCTTTCGTAGGTAGTGCCGAAGATGTCGGTAAGGGCCATTTTTGTTTCCTTTGACGGCTACGCGGCGACTTCTTCCTTGGCCTTCTTGTCCTTGGCGGACTTTTCTTTTTTGTTCGCCGGCTTGGCGGCCTCTTCCTCCGTGGCCGCGTCGGGCGATTGGGGCAGAACGCCCGCTTTGCCGACGACCCAGGGCAGTCCCGCGGCGTCAAGGACTTCCTTCTCGTGAATCAAATCCGCGACGACGTCATCGAATTCCACCTGCTGTTCGTGCAAAATGCGGGTCCGCGATTCCAAGGCAGCGCCGATGTTGATGGAATTGGCGGTCGCCTCCTTGACCATATCGATCCACGGGACTCCGCAGAAAACCCATTCCCAGAGCAGATGGCGGAATTCCATTTTTGCCGGCAGCTCGATCAAACCCGCGGCGAGCCAGGTGTAGAGCTTCCAGCTTGTGATCGCGTCCAGCAGCTCGCGGAGGTTCCACCGCTTGCTCTTGGCGCTATGCTCGTACTGGATCCAGGCCTGCCGCTGACCGCTCCATGCCGTGTAGTTCTCGGCGAAGAAGCTATAGGGAATATCGAGGGCCTTGAGGGCGATTTGCAGGACCTCGATCATGAACGATTGAAATTCGGTGGAGGGCGTGCGACTCTCCAGCACGTCGGCGCCATCGCCCGGATCGAGGTCCAGCATGAACGGCCCGCGGCCGAAATCGACCGGATAACGGCAGTCGGCCTCGGGCAGGTGCGGACTATCGCACGTACCGGCGGCCTCCGCCTCGTTGATCTCCTCGCCCTCCTCGAGTCGCGTGCTGGTGGGCAGCTCGTCGCTCTCCTGCCGCGTGATTTTCAGGCCGAACAACTGGGCGATCTTGGCCTTGGCCGAGGCCAGGTCGATCCCTTCGTAGGCATCCTTGAGGCTGTTGATGCCACTGGAGAGTGGGCTCACGCCGCGGAGCTGGTCGAAGCGGTCGAAGTAGCCGTGCAACAAAAAGTTCTTG